TGCATCAGGCAAACCGGTTGACGCGCTAAGAGAGCCGAAAGAGCTCTCAACAGCTACTGAAAGAGAGCGATGAGTAACCGCCATATCAAGCCTCCAAGTAGAGAAGTGTGAATGGAATAGTCAGGATGAAAACACCCTGATCACCTAAATTAAGTGGCTCAAAGATTGGAGGCTCAGGAATCACTGAAATAATCCCTGTGGTAGCCAAAGAATAATCCGGACCTTTGAGAGTCACTAGTAAAGCCTCGGCATCCTCAGCGACAAGGCGAGAAAGATAAGTTACATCATGAGGTATATCATAGCGTACTCTTAAATGAATCGTTGCTCTTCTTCGTCCACTGATACCTGCCGCACCATCATCGCTCGGCATCTCTGCAAGATCTAAAACGAAGTAACGCTGAGAGTTGAAGCGTTCCTCCAACGGTACTACTGAACCGTTGGCTCTAGCATGAGCGACAAAGCCATGATGGAAATCGGTCTTTAGAGTAGTCGCTTCAATCTGTTGCTCTAAATAGCTGAGAGCTGAAAAGATACCTTGGCTCATTTGTTAAGTTTCCCTCTAATCTCAGTCTCAACAGCTTTAGTTATAACATCTATATCTTTCTCGTTGAGCCCTAGGAACTCTCGATCCTCATTGACGAAATAACCATATTGAGCGTGTTCAGTTAGTCCAATGATGAACATGTCTTGAGTTGCTTTTTTCACGACTAGATTATTCATCATATTTCCGCTCAAAACTAGATCAACTTCGGCGCTATCTCTTCCGCCTCCCCTTCTCCTTGACTCGTGTTTATACTGCCGATAACCACCCTCATAAAACACTCCCCCTTGAGTTGGCTCCCCACCTTTCGGAGTTAAACGAGCACCACGATAAGCGACAAATAAAGGATTAGTCGAGTAAGCTTTAAAAGGCTTGCCATTAGCGTCCATGCCCTTAGAAGTCCTGAGCTTAATGGAAGCTAAAACATTCTGAGCGAGTCTCAGTGTATCTTGAGCAGTCCATAAGGACTTGGGGATATTGATGTTTGCTTTGCTAGCCATTAGTGCTTCATGCCTCTCTCAGGAGTAAAGAAGCTATCAGAAACGCTCTTATTGTAACCTCTCCAACTCGCTCGGAAGTCAGTTGAACTTCCCCCTTTTCGCCTTAAGTTTTCTTCTCCCTCATCTACCACCCCATCACCGTCTAAGTCTAAAGTGATAGATCTGAGTGCAACATCTAACAGCTCTTTACAACGCTCTCTCATAGCTGTAGCTGCGTCAAACTGCATGTTCATCTCATAGACAATCGAGGCCGAACAATAAGCATGAGCACGAGCAAAGCTCTGTTGATTGAACACTTCATCCTCAGTCACATTGTCAGCTAAGACATGATCACGAATGACCAAGACAATCTCATCAAGTGCCGCCTCGATCTGAGGAGCGAAGTCACTTTGACGACGAGGAACCATATCAGCAAGGTTAGCGAACTGACTTACTAGACCGTCATGGTCTAGACCAGTGTTGAACGGTCTAGGAACAACTTTGAGCAATCCCGTCTCTACATGCTGACCACCAACAAGATCCTCAAACTTTATTGTGTAGGGGAAATAACCACTCTGAGCAGTCTTAAGAGCCGAAATGTCGACATAACTCATCGAGAAGTTGAGAGTAGCGTTCAGTGTTAAATCTATTTCTCGTGGTAGAGGTTCAGCCAATATAGCTGTCGTTCCTCCAAGTCGAGAAACCTTAACAGCTAGCCAAGTGTCTTGAGCAGTTCTCAGGAAAGCTCGAACTTCGTCACGCTCTAAGCTGACAGCTACAGACTCAGTTAAGGTAAGTGTTCTTCTATCGTTAGCAATAGCACTCACAAGTACATCAGCTCGAGCTTGAGTAAATAGCTCATCAGTGAGAGGAGCATCAAAGCCAACTGTGAGGCTAGGAGAGCCTGAGTAAGGTTGTGGAGGATCCCAAACAAAATGGTGAACTTGTCCTTTGACTGCTTTTCTCATTTTATCTCCTCTTACGCTTGGCGGCTGCATTAGCCGCTACTATATCACCGGATGTAGCACGCTCTAAACCTGCCGCTTCAATAAAGCTCTCTGTTATCGGGCTCCATGAATGTCGACAGTTATATCCGCCGCAGGCTATTCTCACCGGTCGACCCTGGTTGTTATTGAGCTTATTCATCTGCTTTTCATCTACTACTAGATTAATCAGCACGTCACAGAAAGGCCGAGTGATTCCATCTCGTGGACCCGTATATAAATAATGCTCAAGTCCTGCAGCTGCCGAAGCGATGGCAGTTGTTGAACGTCCATACTCTGAGATCTGAGTTTTAATGTCAGTCAGTTGTCTACCTGTAGCACGTTCTAATTGAAGCTCGAGATCACTCTTTATGATCTCTACAGGAATCTCTAAACTCATGGATCTCAAAGCCGTTTTGATAGCTTTGGTGAAATCAGGCAGGATCACATCTTCAAATACTGCTGTAGTAGCCTGCTGTTGAATCAGGTCAAGTTGAGGAATAGCCTGAGGTGAGAGATCAACTCCAACCGCCTCAAGAGATTTCTCAACGCTTGCTCTAATTCTCGTAGTTGCTTCAACGAAGTCATCAATAGCTAAACCTAATCCACCACGAAGGATTAAATCTAGTATCTGCTCATCGGTGAAGCTCATGAAGAGTTCAGGATCAGCAGAGACTGAAGCCATAGTCATCAGCTCAACTAAGCTCTTTCGAGCTTTAGCCAATGCTAAAGAGAAGCCTCTTTCAGCCTCAACTTCAATCTTCAGTTGATCTCTTCTCGCTCGGATGAGGCTAGCCATAGGACCACGAGCGCCTTTGACTTGTTTGGTCAAGTCATCTATGGCTCTTTGATCTGCATCTTCTGAGAGATGTATATGGCTAGTCTCAAGCATCAAATCACACTCAGGTCAAACAGTCGTTGAGGACGTAACCAAGAGAAGCATCGATGAGTTTGAAGTTGTGGACCTCCTCAGCGTAGACATAACGACGAGTCTTATCTAGTGAGTCATATTGTCCGGCTACCATGCCACCAAACTCTAGATTAATAGCTGCTGTAGGCATGCCCTTGACGTTACCACTCTTTTGAACGATAGCATCTGAGCCACGTAGGATACCCATAAAGATAGTCTCACGATCCCAAATGTAAGCCTCGGAGCTAGTCGCGCCAGGAACAGCGGTATCTTGAAGCGCAGCGCCTACCATAATGTTAGGGATACCAAGCACATCGCGAAGTACAGAGAGAACCGCATCATCTGCCAAGATGCGATTACCTGAGGCAATTCCATTAGAGCTGTCTCCAACATAGCCACGGACCTCAGGGTTACGAGCAAGAGCACGGAATACATCGCGACCTAAGATCATGGTGTCAGGGTTGATCCCATGAGCGTTTGAGTAAACTGTGTCTTTGAGACTATGCAAAGTGGTGAGAGGCTCTGCTCCAACAGCGTCAAACTTAGTAGCTGGCGCTGAGGTATAGCCTGCAAAAAGCGAAGTGCTGAAGAGGAGATCAGCAGCACGCTTCTCTTTAGCAAGCTTCATAACACGAGCTACTTTCTTAGCGATGCGTGCCTCTTCGCTTCCTGGATACTGCGAATCAAATATATCTTCCATCGCAATTGAATCTTGAGCAGCATAGATGTTTGCTTTGAAAGTAGTGCTTGAACGGTCAAAGCCACCAATTGAAGTACGAGAGCTACCTGGGGCACGCTCGAGATCGAGACCTGCACCTGCTCCCATGAAGTTTCGAGTTTCTTCAAGTAGGATAGTACCTGATCGCTCAGGTACTTTGATGGTTTCAAAGACTTGATCAGCGATGAGTTGACTGTCACTTGGTACAGCTTCAACGACGAGGTTGGATAGGATTTGATCAACTGGATGTAGATTACTGTATGAACTAGCCATTAGTCAGCTCCTTAAGATGCAGTTAGAGCAACAGGTCCGGTAAAGACAACAGTGATTTGCTCACCAGCTGAAGCGCCTGTTTGGTTAATGTTGGGGATCATGCGAGCCACGGCATAGTTGCCTGCACCTTCATCAAATGCGACGAGATGCCCTGAGGCGTCGGACATGAGAAGATTCATGGTAGCTGGTGCAATAGCGCCGCCTGCAATAGCGCGGGACTTTCCGAGCACCACAACCTCAACAGAGTCACCTGCTGAGCATGCACGCTGAGCGATCCCAACACAGTTAGTCTCATCTTCTGAGGCTGTGACTTGGATCTTTCCAGTTGCCAAAACAGAGACAAGAGCAAACTCAGTGATCGCTGAGTTAGCCACAAATGAAATAATATTATCTGTATTAGACATGATTAAACTCCAAAAGCTTTATTATAGTAGTCAGGGTTTTCAGCTCGGAAGAGATCGAGTGCTTCAGAGTAAGTCACGCTCTTCTCTTGCTTGAGCTTAAGAACAGCTTCATTAAGAGTCTGTTGTGAAATCTCTTGTCCGCTTGCTCCATGACCAACTTCTTGAAGAGGCACAGCTGAAGATACAGGACGCTCGCTAAACATCTGCCAGAACTCTGGAGCTGAGTCTTTTAGATCCCAAGCCCGATTAGCGACAGTCTGCTCTGCAGGAGAAATCTTACCTTCTGAGAGGAGGTTGCTTACAGCTTGGTCACGTTTGATTTGGTCACGCTCTTTAGTGAGTTCTGCAACGCTCTCTCTGAGCAGTGCTA